CAACTACCAGCCCAGCCACACCAAGATCAGCCACACCCACGCTGACTGGACCAGTTACACAGGACGTACCTAGATGAGTACAGTAAACTACAGCGATCCAAAAGTTGATACCACGGTCAAAGTTTTTGATCGATTTTATACCTTTGAAATAGAAGTTCCTGTTGATCAGTATGATGCAGTGCTCAGCTATTTTAATAGAACATTCAAAGACAAACTGGCCGCAAAGAACTTTACAATAAGTTTGTTTCAGGTAGCAGACTATTCCAAGAGACCTGTGATGGATATCCTGGCAGAGATTCAAGGACAAGATCAACTGCAACTGAGTGCAACATTGTGTTACTATCTCAACAATCAACGCAGTAATGCCACACTACTAGGAATAAATGCCTTGGTCACTCCCAACTTCTATGCGGCCCGTAATGTATTACCATGAGCAGGAACTACGCACAAGGGTTCTTTGAAGTTCAGAATCCACAGAAATATATAGGCAAAGGCAAACCTAAATATCGTTCAGGGTGGGAACAGGCGTTTATGCGGTTCTGCGACAACAATGACAGCATTGTGGGATGGGCCAGCGAGTCAATATCTATTCCATACCGCAATCCACTCACAGGAAAGATGACCAACTATATTCCTGATTTCTTAATACAGTATCGCACACGAGATAACACAGTAAAAACTGAACTCATTGAGATCAAACCTAAAAAACAAAGTGTGCTAGAGAGCAAGGCATCAGTGCGTGATCGAGCCATTGTTGCTGTGAATTATGCCAAATGGGACGCCGCAACCAAGTGGTGTCGTAGACAAGGGCTTACATTTCGTGTGATCACCGAAGACGATATCTTCCGTAACGGCAAGAAATAATGCGGTAAATACCCGCATGACAAGAAAACTTGAAGAACTGTTTGATCTTCCTCGCAAAGAGGATGAACTGCTGGACGAGCAAACTCCGTCTGAGCCCGCACTTCCTATACTTCCTGAATCCTTGGCTACCTTGGACAAAATAGAATCTGCACTGCCCACAGTAAAAGGACTGGAAGCATCAGATGCAGAAATGGATGAACTGGCCAAAAAAGCCACAGAGAGCTATGATAGTCTCATGGATTTGGGCATGCAAGTAGACAGTAGGTATGCCAGTGAAATCTTTGCAGTGGCAGGCGCCATGTTGGGACATGCTATCACAGCCAAAACAGCCAAGATGAATAAAAAGCTCAAGATGATACAGCTACAGTTGCAAAAGGCAAAGATGGATAGAGACGCTGGCGGCGATGAGCCTACTGTTACAACAGGTACAGGACACATCTTAGATCGTAACGAACTGTTGAATCGTTTGGTACGACGCGAACAACCAAAGAAGCCTGAATAGACTAAATATGATATAGGGGATTGATATGAAAACTTTTGCAGAATACTTAACAGAATCCAAACACACATACGATTATCGCATTAAAATAGCAGGAGATTTACCTCCTGGTTTCATGTCTGAGTTTAAAGAAAAACTCAAACAGTTTGATGTGATATCAATGACCGATGCCAAGAAAACTCCGGTGCAGAAAAGTCTGCCTGATTTCCCCAAGTATCCCAATGAAAGCATGACATTTGTTGATGTCACTTTTAACTATCCAGCAACTCCGCCACAGATCACACAGATTGCACAGCTATTGGGATTAGATCCCAACCGCATTGTCATGCTTGACAAAAAGTATGACGACAGTGTTGATCAAGAAATAGTCAAGCAAGATGTTGAAAATAAAAATCTTCTCACAGACACTGATTATCCTGCCCCTGATAAACAGCAAAAAGCTCTTAAGAAGGATTATTCTGCGGCACCCAAAGAACATGCTGTGGTCAAGAACGCCTACAAGAGCTCATTTACCGTGGCTGGCGGCAAAACTCCTCCAGCAGTGACATCAAATGATTTTCCAATGGGCGATAAGAGCCCTGTTGGAACTACAAAAAATAAAATACCAGCTGTACACAGCTCAGCCAGATAAGGAAAAGAAAATGAATAACATGTATGATATACTAGGTAAAATGAACCTACTGGAAGGCAAAGATAAAAAGCCTGATGCTAATAAAAATGGTATTCCTGACTATGCTGAAGACGGCAAAGGTAAAATGGAAGAAGCTGGGTATAGTGCCAAGGCAGCCCGTGCTGGCAAAGACATTGGCAAACCAGGCAAAGCCTTTGCCACAATCGCTGACAAGGCTGGCAAGGCCTACGGTAGTAAAGAACGTGGTGAAAAAGTTGCTGGTGCTGTATTAAAGAAACTGCGTGGCAAGCATGAAAGTATTGAAGAAGGCGTTTATACAGACACCAAAACAGGCAAGGATTATGAAGTTGTGGCTATGAGTGCCAACGGTGATTGGGAAGTTAGAGAAGTCGGTAGCGACAAATATGCACCAGCTAAACTAATTAACAAAGCCCTACAAGCACGATTCAAACCAAAGCAAGGGCCAACCGAAGGCAATGCTTTTACAGGCAAACTCAAAGCGACACCTAAAGGTGGATCGTTTAAAATGGGTGACAAAACTTACAAAGATACATCAAGTCTTGAAGAAGAAAATCTTGAAGAACTAGACATGAAGTTACTCAAAGGCCTGCAAGGTGCAATGAGTAAGAATCAGAAAGATCCTGAGAGCGAGCGCAACATACACAAGAAGTATGGCTATCGCAGTGACCGTGATGACACTGGTAATGATGATGACTACGACGAGCACGGTAACCTCAAAGACAAGAAAAAAGCCAAGAGCAAAGATGATGGTCCAAAGAAAAAAGGCCGTCCAGCAGGCACAGGTCGTAAACTGGGCGCCAAAGGTCCTTCAGGCAAGAGCAAACTTCTCCGTATGAAAGAAGATGACCAGATGATCTCTTTGGTAGACAAAGGTGAATATGATCGCGAGGGCGACATGGCCAAGGACGATTTAGAAAGCCTTGCCATGGCAGCCAAAGAGTTGCATGGTATATTAGGCGACGATGAAAACTTGCCAGAGTGGGTGCAAAGCAAGATTACCAAAGCCCTGGACTATATCAACAGCAGTAATCAATACATGCATCAACAGAAACATGATCAAGAAGAGCCAGTGGCTGAAAAAGCAGTGAGCCGCCAACAACAAAAGTTCATGGGCATGGCACACGCTATGCAAAAAGGCGAGAAGATCAAAGGCGCCAGCCCAGAGTTGAAAAAAGTTGCCAAGACCATGAAGAAGGGCGACGTAGAAGATTTTGCCAAGACCAAACACAAAGGTCTTCCTGAAAAGAAAAAGAAGGAAGAAGCAGTGGACGAAACCACAGTGGCTGGATCAGTGGCACCTGCGGCAGAAGGCGGCAAAGGTAAAAAAGGCATGATGTTTGGCAAAGGTGTTTACGAAAACAAAATAGCCGAGAGCTTTGACAAGAAGCTTGGTCAAGTACTCAACGAAGGTATGAGTATTAACATGAGCATGGGCGAAAACGGCCAAAAGAGTTTAACTGTCAATGCCACAGACGAAGATGCAATGCATTTAGCTCAGATTCTTAAAATGGCTGGCCTTGGTGGTGGTTCATCACAAGGCGGTTGCGGCTGCGGAACTTCTCCGTGCTCATGCCAGCAAATGGAAGAAGACATTGCCAACTCACCAGAACCAGAAATGCAAAGCACTGAGTACATGACCAAGACCATTGCTGGTGGGTTGAACAAAAACAAACGCGATATTGCTGGCAACGGACAAAGTACAGTACCTGTGACAGCAGTTCGTGTACAGGAAGAAGCAGACATTGAGTCTCATCTGACTAGCCTTTACAAACAGTTTAAAGCACAATGAAATCATTAAAAGAATACATCGTTGAATCTGAACAATGGATGGACAATCCAGCAGTGGGTGATGACTTTGCTATCAATATCAAAGAAGATTGTTTGATTGAAAGTCATATTATTGGTGTTGAAGAAGATCGACTGTGCATTGAAGCTGACGCCAAACTCATTGCTATATTAGAAAGCTATGGCTACGCTGTAGAAGATACCTGCTCTGAGTGCATGCAAGAAGCATGTGCATGTGAAGACACTGATGAATCAATGAGTGTAGACGATGTGCTAGTCAGCGAAGATCCCACAGAGGAAGAACCAGGCAGTGACATTGGTATACCAGCACCGCAAGGCACAGGCCCGCAAGATCCTGTTGGCGTTGACGAAGCTGAGTACCAAGGACGCAAAGTTCCTCTAGGCAAGCCCATGCGTGGAGATACAAAAAAGTTTAAAGTTTATGTAAAAGATCCTGCCACCGGCAACATCAAAAAAGTAAACTTTGGTCACGGTGGCACCACAGCCAAGCGACTGGGACAGAAGACAATGAAGATTAAAAAATCAAATCCTGCACGTCGTAAGAGTTTTAGAGCACGTCACAACTGCGATAATCCGGGTCCAAGAACAAAGGCACGATATTGGTCGTGCCGTGCATGGTAATAAGGAAAAAATAAAATGCCCGCAAACGTATACACATCATTGGCTAACGCCACTGTCTACACAGACAAACTGCAAATCACCACTGGTGCCAATGTAGTAACCTATCAAGTCTATGCCACAGCATTGGGTACAGCTGATCCAGTGGGCAATGTTTACACTGCGGCAATCAACATACCAGCCAACACTGTGTTTGAAGTGTACGCTGGTGCTGGCAACAAAGTCACTGTGACAGGCACACCCTTTACTGCACTTGAATTAGGAACAGCAAGCTCTGCTCAAGAAAGCGTGTTCTAAACATGCGAGCACGTGAGTTTATTGCTGAACGCAAAGGCAAGATTAGCCATAGACATCAGCAAGCCACTCGTGGCCTGGATCTTTTTCGCGACAAGAAAAGAACCAACTCAGACTATGTTTTAAACCGTGTGATGATGGCCGTGGCCTCAGCTGACGGTTCAAATGCTCCCATTGAAATGGACCAACAGAGTTGGGTAGGAACTCGTAGATCAGCACATCCTTATACTGAAGTAGAACAGCGCATGCTCAAGCAAGCATTTCGTGCTGCCGGAGCAGAATATGATGATGTTAACAATGGCGACATGGACTCTGAAGAAATGAATGATGTCAACCATGTGAGCCCTGTCAAAGCATTCAAAGGATATCCGCGATGAGAGCACGTGAGTTCATTGTAGAGCAAGAGAATCTTGCTCCTGAGCAGGCAGCACCCATGCGACAAACTTATGTGATTCCTGGACTCAGTGCCAGCAATCCCTACAACAACTATAGATTTGGTGTGGCCATGGCTCGAGCCAGGTCAGACTATCGCAAAGATGATGTCAACCCTTACATGCCCGAGTGGTCAAAAGAAACAGCATTTGGAGAACATGGTGTTGTGGTTGGCATGAATGCAGGTATCAAACCTGTGATCGATGCCGCACTGAGAATGACCGGTACTCCTGGCGGTAAAAAACTAGTATCAACTCCTGACAGTGACGAACCAGAATTTGTGGACAAACAAAGTCCCATCAAACCTTTTAAAGGATACCCAAGATAATGGCAAACCCACCACCACCATATGATGATATTACCGGCATAAGCCGTGCTGTGATGAAGGACAACGCACAAGAAACCATTGGTGATTACAATGGTGTTGCTAGACCTAGTGAATTAGTAGTCAACCAA